CCGCTCAATCATATTCTGTTCAATTGTCAAATTGGGTAGAGTTTGATATGACTGCAAACGAAGGTGCACCAGTAAGTGCCCCAGCAAATAACACTAACTGGTTCTATTCAGTAGTTGATCAGGTTGATATTATGGTAAACACTGCTAGTGGTTGGGTTGGTTATAAGAACATTAACTACGACAGCAACGGTTTCCCAATCATTACTGGTAGTAACGCAACTGATCCTAACGGACCAATCGTAAGCGCAAGTGAACCAACTGTACAGAGTGATGGCACTTCACTAGTTTATGGTGACTTGTGGATCGATACAAGTGACTTAGAGAACTATCCATTAATCAATCGTTGGCAATTAGTCGACGGTACTTCTAAGTGGGTACGTATCGACAATTCAAACGGTACTGATTCAAACGGTATTATCTTTGCTGACGCACGTTGGGCACCTAATGGTACAACTAACCCAGCAAACGATCCTATCCCATCAATCGTAACTTTATTGACAAGTAACTATTTGGATCTAGATGCTCCAAGCAATTCATTATATCCAGTAGGTATGATGTTGTTTAACACACGCCGTTCAGGTTACAATGTTAAGCAGTATCGTGTAAACTACTTTAACAATGATAGATTCCCAGATGAAACTCTTCCAAATCAGAAGGATGCATGGGTATCATCAAGTGGTCTACAGTCAAACGGTGCTCCTTATATGGGTCGTAAGGCTCAGAGAGCAATGGTCGTTCAGGCAATGAGAGCCGTTATTGACACTAACACTGCAATTCGTGATGAAGATAACTTCTTCAACTTATTGGCTACACCAAACTATCCTGAACTACAGCCTAACATGGTTGTTCTAAATGCTGATCGCGGTGAAACAGGCTTCATTATCGGTGACACTCCATTGCGTCTCCCAGATGATGCTACTGCAATTCAAGCATGGGCAACTAATGCCGCAGGTGCAACAAGCACAGGTGAAGATGGTCTAGTAACACGTAGTACTTACATGGGTCTATTCTACCCAAGCGGTATTGCTCCAGACTTGTCAGGTAACTTAGTTGCTGTTCCAGCATCACACATGATGATTAGAACATTCCTAAGAAACGACACTGTTGCTTATCCTTGGTTAGCACCAGCAGGTACTCGTCGCGGTATCATTGACAACGCAACTAACATTGGTTACGTTGACGGTGAAACAGGTGAGTTCATTACTATTAAGACACGTATCGGTATCCGTGATGTATTGTATACAAATCAGATTAACCCAATGGTGTTCTTCACTGGTAACGGATTACTCAACTACGGTAACAAGTCAAGTTTCAACTCATTGTCTGCACTTGATAGAATTAACGTGGCACGACTAGTTGCTTATATCCGTCGTCAGTTGACTATTGCGGCTCGTCCGTTCGTATTCGAACCAAACGATGCATATACAAGACAGCAGATCAGCGGTGTTGTTGAAACATTGCTTGTTGACTTAGTAGCAAAACGAGGCGTCTATGACTACTTGGTTGTATGTGATGAGTCAAACAACACACCTGCAAGAATTGATAGAAATGAACTATGGATTGACGTTGCAATCGAGCCTGTTAAGGCAGTCGAATTCATCTATGTCCCAGTACGTATCTTCAACACAGGTGAACTAAGCAGTTAATGAAATATAAAGTGAGTGTCTTTCGAGGCACTCACTTTTAATGATAAATACATATAACAGGAGAATTTAAATGGCAACAGCCTCACAATCATTGTTTAACATGACCGTAGCATCAGATAATGCTGGCGGCAATCAAGGTCTGTTAATGCCTAAGTTGCAATTCCGTTTCAGAGTTAACTTTTTGAATTTCGGTGTTGACGCTACAGGCGGACTAAGCCTCACTAAGCAGGTTATCGATTGCTCACGTCCAAACTTATCATTTGCTGAAATCCCACTACAAGTGTACAACTCAACTTTAAAAATTGCAGGTAAGCACACTTGGGCAGATATGACAGTTAACATCCGTGACGATGCATCAGGCAGCGTTTCAAAGGCTGTTGGTCAGCAACTACAGAAGCAAATGGACTTTGTTGAGCAGGCATCTGCGGCAACAGGTCAGGACTATAAGTTCCAAACAAACATCGAAATTCTAGACGGTGGTAACGGTGCTCTTGCTCCGACTGTCTTAGAAACATGGGAACTATATGGTTGCTTCTTGAAGTCAGCAAACTATAACGCATTGAACTATGGTACATCAGAAGCAGTAACTATTGCTTTGACTATCGCTTATGATAACGCAGTACAATCACCACTCTCAAGCGGTGTTGGCGCAAGCGTAGGTCGTGCATTGTCTGGTTCTACTGGTATCGCTACAGGTATCGGCGGACAGACTTAATATTATAAGGTTCTGAGGTCACATGGCTGGCTTTGTACAGAATCTATTACAGGACGCTGCCGGAGCATTCTTCGGCAGCGATTACCTAAGGGATTATACCCACGCCTCAAAAACGTTTAGGACTAATAATTATCAAAACGCTCCTAAACTTAAATTCCTATATCACACATATTTTGAAATTAATCCTGAAGCCTTTATCGGGTTCAACAGTGGAGGCGTAGGGCCCGTCAATGCCGGCACTAATTTTGGCTTGTTGGTCAAAGAAATTAAACTACCAACATATTCTTTTAATACTGTACAATTAAATCAGTATAATCGCAAAAGAATTATTCAAACTAAAATTAAGTATGATCCAATCGATGTTACTTTTCACGATGATAATGGTGATCAAGTAAATCAATTATGGCAAGCATACTATACCTATTACTATAACGATGGGTCAAAGCCTAACGTTCAGTTTGGTGGTAGTAGAGGTGCTCAGGGTCAAGGTCCTAATAATTATAACGAACGTAACATTTATAATGAATCAATCACCGGTGATGATGATTGGGGATATAATCCTCAGTCCTCATACGGAAATGATCCTGTAAAGGTTCCGTTCTTCAAAAGCATTACTGTATTTGGATTTAATCAACATAATTTTACTGCATATACATTAATTAATCCTCTCATTACTAGTTTTTCACATGATACCTATAATTATAGTGAAGGCAACGGTATTATGAGTAATAGAATGTCTATTGACTATGAAACTGTTGTTTATAATTATGGTAAACTAGATGGGCGTGATCCAGGAAATATCGTAACTGGATTTGGTGATCAAGCAACATACGATAGAACTGAAAGTCCAATCAGTAAACCAGGCGCTAATGGTACAATCCTTGGTCAAGGTGGATTGGTTGACGCAGCCGGCTGCACATTGGCTGCATTACAGAGAGGTGATTTATTGGGCGCTGTTAAAACTGCAGGTACTGCATACAACACATTTAAGAATACAAATATTAAACAAGTTGCCGCAGCCGAGTTAACTGCTATGTTGCGCAATTCAGTTACTAATACACCTAATACACGTAACACATTGTTTGACTTCCCGGCGGCTGGATCAACTCCTGGACCATTAGGAACAGCAGGTGCCCCACCAATCGGTACAAGAAACTTAGGCAATGGTTCAGGTTCACCGGTAATTACTAATGAGCCTCTTGCTGGACTACAATTCAATGGTGCTGATTTAACATCTGGACCACGTATTGATCCAGGCGGCTAATTTTATTCTGTTTTTAGTTGCATAAATAGTATTATGGCAACTATATCTAATCGCAACACAATTGATCAAACAGTAAGAATTTTCGACAATTTCTATAACACGAAACTTGTCGTTAATGCCGCTGACTATGATGTGGTGTATTCTTATTTTAAGGGTACATCAGACAATACTAAGATTGCCGCTAACTTTACTGCACTATTGTTTAGAATTGCACAAGAAAGTGGCGCCAATGTTATGGAATTATTAGAGATTATTCAGGGTCAACCTAATAAACTCCAAATGAATAAAGTAATTTGCTATTATCTTAATAGTTTTAAGAGCAAAGCATCACTATACGGTATCGGTAATATTCCTAAGCCAAACGAAGCAGTACAAAGAAACGTAGTGTTATGATATGGTTAAGTATGCACAAGGTATCTATACTCCTAAGAATCCTCAGAAATACATAGGCAAGCATAAGCCTAAATATAGGTCAGGATGGGAATTAACATTCATGACCTTTTGCGATTCAAATGACAATGTGCTTTACTGGGCTAGTGAAGCCATGAGTATCCCATACAAACATCCAGTAACAGGTAAACCTACAAACTATATCCCTGATTTTTTCGTAGTATATGAAAACAAATACGGAAAGAAAATGGCAGAAGTAGTTGAGATTAAACCTAAAAAACAAAGTCTTATTGAAAGTAAAGCCGCTAGTGCTAAAGATAGAATGATTGTAGCAATCAATCATGCTAAATGGGCAAGTGCTATGGCATATTGTAAAAGCCAAGGCTTTTCATTTCGTGTAATTACTGAGGACGATTTGTTTTACAATGGTAGAAAAGGGAAATAAATACTTGCATGACACGTAAGTTAGAAGAACTATTTGATATGGCAACTAATGAATCTCCCAATGGAGATATCACTGAACCCTTGCCTGAACAGACCGCAGAAGTAACTGAAACCGCACTTGAAAATTTAGATAAGATTGAGCAAGCACTACCGCAAGTCAGAGGCTTAGAAGCAGCCGATAATGAAATGGATGAACTGGCATCTCTTGCAACATCAAGTTATAAAGATTTGATGGATTTAGGTATGCAAGTAGATAGTAGATTTAGTAGTGAGATATTCGGTGTAGCAAGTAGCCTGTTGGGGCATGCTATTACTGCTAAGACTGCTAAATTGAATAAGAAATTAAAGATGATTGACCTTCAATTAAAGAAGGCACAGTTAGATCAGAAACTCGCCGCTAAGACAGAACAAGTAGAAAATACCCCCTTAGGCGAAGGACAAGCATTGGATCGCAATGAGTTGCTTAAGGCCCTCATTGCAAAAACTGAGAATAAATGATAAATATCAGATACGGGAATTGAATATGAAAAGCCTAAAACAATACATTTTTGAGAGTGTGCATACTTATAATTGCACTATTAAAATCGCCGGTGAGGTCGATAAGAACTTCCTAGACCTATTTACATATAATCTTAAGAAGTTCGATCCTATCGAAATCTCATCTCCAACTACTACACCTATTCAAAAAGATCCATATGGATTTCCTAATCTAGCAAATGTACCGGTGACTATCATCAAAGGTAAGTTCCGCTACCCAGCAACAGAGCCAATGGTTCAACAGATGGCACAATTACTAGGTTACAATGTTGATATGGTTCGTGTAGTTAATACTAACTATGATGATAGTATTAATGTTGAAAATGAAGAGTACGAAAATCAAATGAAAGAAAGCCCACTACTAACTCATGACGAAATGGGTTCAGCAGCCGGTGCAGAACAAGCAAATAAAGATTACAGCAATTCATATTTGAATAGTATTAAAGATCAAACTAAATCTGATAAAATTGGTATCCCTTATGCAGGTAAAGAAACACCTAATGCGTTTGACCCGTTCAAGCCATACTTAGATGATAAGCAATTGGGTGATAAGAGTCCAATGAGTAAGATTAGCAGACCACCGAAGCCTAAGACTGGTGCGATGGTATAACATTTAGAGGATATAAAAATGAATTTCAAAGACATGTTAGAAACATTAGGCCAATTGTCAGAGGCTACTGAAAAAACAAAGACAGGCATTAAGCATACTGCGGATGCAGGCGGCTACGGTCGTAAGTTTGACACTGACGAAGAAGGCGATGAGAAAAAGAAGGATGCGACTCCTGCGGCAAAGCGTGGTAGAGGACGTCCTGCTAAGGGTAGTGATGAAACAGGCAATGTCAAGAAGTATGATGACAAAGCACTAGGTTCTGTATTCGGTGGCGGTAAAAAGCCAAAGAAAGAAGTAGGTACTGTTTCTAAAAAGCATACTCTTAAAGATTGGTTTGAGCATGTTGATGCACAATTCATTGCAGAAGCAGAGCAAGTAACAATGGAGCCTGCAAAGCAGAACACTCAAGTTATCAAGCAAGGTACTAAGACACTAGGTACAGTTTCAAATCCACAGTTGGCTGCACAGATTAAGCAATCAATTGGTAAGGGTGAAATGAGTCTTGCTGGTGATCAGTTAGGCGAAGAAGAAGAAAATTATAGTGCTACAAAGGCACGTGCTGGTAAAGACATTGGTAAGCCAGGCAAGAACTTTGCTAAGATTGCAAAGAGTTCAGGTGGTGGAGAAAAAGGTAAGCGTATTGCAGGCGCAGTACTTGCTAAATTACGTTCAAAGACCAATGAAGTTGAACAGCCTACTATGGACAATATGACTGCAATGGGTGCAAACTTAGGTGCAGGTCGTAGTAAGACAACATTAGAAGGCAAAAAGCCAGACTTCTTAGATTTGGACAAAGACGGTAACAAGAAAGAATCAATGAAGAAAGCCGCAGCCGACAAGAAGAAGGTAAAAGAAGGTATGAATCATAAATTACAAGCGGCCCGTCTTGAGGGTAAATCACATGGTCTAAAGGGTCATTCACACTGTGGTAAAAACTACCAAGACATGGAAGAAGCACGTATGTATCACGAAGGCTACAAAGAAGGCCTTGATGAGTGCTATGGCATGAAGCCAATTCAAGGTATGGTAGATGAGATGGATGCTCCAGCAACTCCACCAGCAACAGTAGGTGGCATGGCTGATCAGGCTATGGAAATGGCTGCTATGGAAGCAGAAATGGATGAAGGTAATGCATTCACTGCCGCACTTGCAAAAACACCAAAAGGTGGTAAATTCTCAGTAGGTGGTAAAACTTTCACAGATCGTTCAAATATCGATGAATTCGCATTTGAATCATTAGATCGTGAACTACAAAAGTTATTAACTGAAGGTGACGAAAAGATTGAAGAAGGCATGACTGTCTCAATCAGCAAAGGTCAACAAGGTGCTCCAGATTCAGTATCAGTATCAGCACAAGACGGTGAAGCCGATCAGTTGTTGTCATTGATTAAATCAGCAGGTCTAGGCTTGTTTGGTGGTGAAGAACAACACAGTAATTACGGCGCGCCAGCAGATGGTGCCGATCACGGTGGCATCAAAGTAATTGATGATCATGATGGCATGCTTGCTCTTATGAAGAAAATGTCAGGTGGCGATGAACATGGTTCAGAAGATTATGCTGACGAAGAAGGTCATGATCACGATGACGAAATGTGCAACGAATGCGGAACAATGATGACTGCCGAAGGTGGTTGTGGTTGTGATGAAGGCAAAGAAATGGTCGATGAAGTAGAATCAGAAGACCAAATGGAATTTGAAGTTGCAGAAGATAATGCTCCAGATTCAGAAGAAGCAGAACATACTGCCGATGAAGAATCAGAAGCACAAGAAGATATGGCACTTGCTAAAGCCGCACAACAAAACAAGACAACTACTTTCAATGAAGGTGGTGATGGTCCAGAAGCAAGTGAAGAAGGCGAAGAAGATATGTCAGCCTCAGGTGACGAAGATGGTGAAGAAGTATCAGAATCATTCAATCTACAAGACCTATACAAGAAACTAGTGTTCATGGAAGAATCAACCGCTGAGAAAGACGATAAGGCTGAAAAGGCTGGTAAGAAAGTCGCTAAAGATATCGAATATGACGAAGGTCATAAGGGCAAAGATGATGACAAGGCAGAACGTGCCGGTAAGAAAGTTGCCAAAGATATTGAATATGATGACAAGAAAGACAAGAAAGAAAAGGTTGATGAGTAGGCAAATCAAGCAGGTCCAGGACCCGGAAAAGGTACTGATGCAAGTTTTGAACAAGACATTGACTTCATGACTAAGGTTATCGCAGGTGGTTTGAACAAGCCTAAGTCAACTGGTCAGACAACTATCCCTGTTGTTGCAAGTCAACTCAATAGATTGCATGACAATCCAAATGATTGGGCAACTCTTGCAGGTGTTAGAAAGAAATAATATTTCTTTCTATAACAGAACAAAATAGCCGGGTTTCCCGGCTATTTTTTTGGATACAACACTTTAAACAAAAACGATAAATACAAACATAAGGTGATTATTAACATGGCGCAACGTAACATTGACTTTGGTACATTCCCAGACGATCCAGATGCAGATGCTATCAGAACTGCGTTCCAGAAAACACAAGAGAACTTTACAGAGTTATTCGGTGGACTTCAGGACCAAGCAGTAATTTCTGTTAACAGAACTGCGGGCGCGGGTATTACTGTAAACTCTCCAACAGGTAACGTAATTGTTACCGCTAATATTGCATGTGTGCAAGTATCCTCAAACACATTAGGTGTGAGTAGAGACTCTGCAAGTTATACAGCAGGTGGCAACGCAACTATTACAAGTTCTTCACAGACACTTGTAATTGAATTGCCAAACGATATTGCTAACGTAGACAACATTGCATTAGATGCTAACTTAACTGCTAACGTAGTTAAGGCTAACCTTAATGTTTTAGTTGGTTCTAACGCAATTGTACTTGCAAACACCGGTAATGCTACTATTGGAAACGTTAGTGTTTCAGGTGTTATCAATGTTACTGGCAATGCTACAGTGGGCAATATCAGTACTGTTAATGGTTCCTTCTCTAATTCTATCACAGTCACAACTGCGGCAAACGTAGGTGCATTAAATGCTACAACTGGCGCTTTTGTTGGTACTGTAACTGCTAATAATGCAAACGTAACTAATAATGTTGCAGCCAATATAATCACTGCTAACTATTTTTCAGGTGATGGTAGTAACATCTCTAACGTTACCGCTATTGCCGGCAATAAAATTATTAATGGCTTAAGTCAAGTATTTGTCACATTAAACGGCAACGTAACATCTACTGTTGCAGGCGCAGATGTATTATTTGTAACTGCAACTGGCGCTAATGTAACAGGTACATTAAATGCGACCGGTAATTTAACAGCAGTAAATGCTAATTTAGGTAATAGTGTAACTGCAAACTACTTTGTTGGTAACTTGTATGGTCAAGCAAATACCGCAGTAAGCGCAACTACTGCCGGCACAGTAACAACAGCCGCGCAACCAAATATTACAAGTGTAGGCACATTAACAAGTTTATCAGTAACAGGTAATTTATCAGCAGCCAACGCTAATTTAGGTAATGCAACAACATCCAATTACTTTATTGGATCTGGTAATAATTTAAGTAATATACAAGGTGCTAACGTATCAGGTGCAGTTGCATTTGCAACAACTGCTAACGCAGTAGCAGGCGCTAATGTATCCGGCGAAGTAAATTATGCCGCAACTGCAAACAGTGTAGCAGGCGCCAACGTAGTCGGCACAGTCGCAAACGCAACTCATGCATTAACTGCAAATACTGTAGTAGATGCTACACAATCAAATATCACAAGCGTGGGTACATTGACTGGATTGAATGTCAATGGATCAATAACTGCGGCAAATATTACCGCAAATACAGGCGTATTTACAGGTAATGGTAGTGGATTAAGTGCAATTGCCGGGGCTAACGTAACTGGCACAGTTGCCAATGCAACTTATGCAGTAAGTGCAGGATCATCAACTACAGCGGGCACGGTAACAACTAATGCACAACCTAACATTACAAGCGTCGGTACATTAACAAGTTTAGATGTTACTGGAAATGTAATTAGCGGTAATATTTACGCTAACTCAGGTACTATTGGCGCTAGCACATTAAAGGGTGAAGGTGGAAACATTAGCAACATTCAAGGTGCTAATGTAAGTGGTACTGTATCAAGTGCTACCACTGCATCAACAGCAGGTACAGTAACTACAAACGCACAGCCAAATATCACATCAGTAGGATCACTAACAAGTCTTACAGTTAGTGGAAACATCAATGCAGGCAACGTAAATCTTGCATCAGGTATCTTTAGTGGTAATGGTAGCGGATTGAGTCAATTGGCCGGCGCTAATGTAACCGGTACAGTAGCGAATGCAACATATGCATTAGATGCAGGCAATGCTACTAATGCCACATCAGCAACAAGTGCCACAACAGCAGGTACAGTAACAACAAATGCTCAACCAAATATTACAAGTGTTGGTACACTAAGTTCATTAGCAGTAACAGGCAATACTTCAACAGGCAACTTAACTGGTGCTAACGCAGTTGTAGCAAACTTCTTTATTGGTAGT